TGCAGCCGCTTTCATTAAAGCACATTTAAATGCGTCAACTCCAACATTAAAATCATGATCGCCTTCAAGTAGCTCAACTTTAAAACTGGTACATATTGCTGATGTTATAGCCATATTTTATCCTCTTGTTCCTATTTCGCCTTTGACGTTTTCATCGGATCGTTTCCTCCCCTGTTCCTGAGCTATAAATGTCTGTAAGGACCTATCATATAGACCCTGATATCTATTTAATAAATCAGGCGTTTCTTTCATATAAACAGCAGCCTCAATTAAAGCGCCGTTCATTATTACATCAGGAGCATAGTCTCCAAGATATGAATTTGCATTTCCAGATCCTAGTCCTGTTGGCATTATAGTATACCCTATTTCGAGCGTAGTGTCAATAGTTGGTCTAGGTGAAAATATCCATTGCATTCCTCTATCGGATGCTGAATAAGCCCCTTCCCCATATAATGAATAATATAAAGGTGTGCCACTTACCTGCTGTTGAAATATCCTGTGTATATTCTCTTATAAATGATTGATCTTTTTCCATTAGAAATTCACCTGTTTTAATCTTGATATACCGTGTAACATATAAGTCCTGTGGAATATCATAAAATCCATTACTTGCCGATAATGTAATATCAACAGTTTTACGGTAAGCTGAGATATCAGCTTCCCTTACAATTCTTTCCTCTGCCAATTGAATGCATAAATCAACAGGGGCAACACCAGAGCCTGTAGCTGCGGTGAACTCCGTTGAGTCATTTTCAGTCCAATCCAGAATTGACTGTTTAAGCTGTACGTATGTTAATCCCATATTATTCGCCCCATAAATCATCACCCCAAGCAAATTGACCCCAACTTGGAGAAGTTACGCCTATTGTACCTTGTACTGCTGTCATAGTCAAGGATGTTGCATCAATAGTAACAGTTATCAATGGATATGCATTTACCGTTCCTTGTGCAGAAGTTGCCTCTATACCATCTGGTATTTCAGTAGCTGAGAATATCAACGTACCATATGAAGCAGTTACATACATTCCATCTGGAACTTCAATACCTGGAATTATTACAGTGCCAGGACCTTCAGCAGTCATTGCTATGCCATCTGGAACTTCTGTTAAATTAAGAACTACGGTACCTAAAGCACTTGTTGCTTCAATTCCTGATACAGTAGCAACACTAGTAGGTACTACAGTTCCTTGACTAGCTGTTAANTCAAATCCTGTCGCATCTTCAAAAGTTGAAATTAGAACATGACCAAAATTAATTGCCGCTTGTCCCGAATATTTACTATGCAATGGCCCAAGTCTTACAGTCGTAGGAACTGAATCATTGTCAGGACGAGGATTATACAAAACATTCCCACCTGCGGCATGCTTTATATATTTTTGAGGATCAAGCTGTGGTTGCTTAGCTTCCCACTCAAATTTAGAAACTCGTGCGCCTGTCCATTCGGTACGGGCATCCTTGTATTTTATCTTCCAACCAGATCTGTCGCTGATCAGAACCGCATGTTTACCTTTTGCGTATCTAGCCATTTAACCTACCTATATATGACTGACTTGTGGCTGTACTATAAAACTTACTCGCTCCCTGTCTTCTTCCCTTGCTACTTCCCAATCCTGATCATATAATGGTTTTAACACCGCTAATCTATCGGGCGCTTTTTTAACAGCAAGTTCTACTGCCAAACCGCTAATCAATGCAGGTAAATATCTTTTAGGTATATCGGGATTTTGGGTATAAGTTGTATCAATATCTTGTGCGTATCTCATAGTCCATCCTATATATTGATAATAAGTTTGATTTGGAACAGGCCATAAATACATTTTATGATTATTCACTCCAGAACTGTCATATTGAGAATTTCTTTCTAATGCAAATTGAACAGGTTTTCCTGCAGTCCATTTATCTGGAACTGCCATATAATCATCAAGGCTAATACGTTCCATTGGAATATCATTAGGTTTAGTGGCATCGTTATTATTTCTTATTGAACCATCTAAAACATCTAAATATTTATTTGCCGCAAAATTAATATAATCCGTACCACTAGTCATACTTATTGTAGTAAAATCTAATGAAAATAAATGTACACCTTGATTAGACCATTTAGTTAATAATAAATTTAAAGAACGTCTTGCCGTTTTTAAATCATATCCACTTTCAGGATCAGCACCAATTCTTTCATATGCTTCCTGGATAATTTCACCAGTATCTAAATTAAACGCAAATGTACCCGAAGTAGCCATTTAAATCCTCCTAAATTAGTGAACGTGTAATTACCCATAGCAGTTGTCCTAATACCATTATGCCAATTGTATACATAACCTTATTAATAGTATTTATTTTTTCTTCAATATGTTTTAAATGATTGTCCTTGATTATGGATATACGCTCACTAAGTATTCTTATTTCACTTTTTAGCTCAGTAATCTCTAAATCGTATTTAGATATATCCTGCGCCATTTTAATTCCAATAAACTAAAGCGTTAGAACCAGTGCCTGTTACTGCAACAAATAAATTTGTAGCTACTTTTACGCCACTATGTGGAACAGTAAATGAAGCACTTGTATTTGTTAAAGCAGTTAATCTTGCCACTACTGTACCTGACGCTGCATTAGCATCATACACAATTGCAGTAGCTGTAGCACCTGCTGCAGCAAGACTAAGACCTAAAAACCTTTGTGGATGAGCAGTTGAAGCTTGTCCATCACTGGTAGCACTTGTACCTGTTGCGCCTGTAGCTATATTGGTTACCTTTGCATCTGTTTGAAACATGTTAACTCCTTAAAACGGGGGACCGAAGCCCCCCTAGTTTATTTTAGCTTAAGTTATTATTTTGCAAATAACTAACTGTAAAGGTTGCAGTGCCTGCACTTGCATCCCCACCGCCATCAGTTGTTTGTATTTGTATTCTGACATCAGATGTTCCGATATCTTTCCAATTAGCACATAAAGCAGTAGTGCCTAATGCAATTTTTCCAATAGCCGCTAAGGTTAATCCATCAATATATAAATCAGGATTTCCTACAACGCCTATATCTATCAAATCAGTGCCTGATCCGTTAAATGCTACTTGAACATTTACATCAATATCTACAATTTGAGAATTGGCAGGAATGATAATATCTGTACTTGTTGCTGAAGTATCTCCATAATCAAAACTAGCTGATTGGCCCATTACTACTTGACCAACGTTTTTCATATCAGATCCAACTGTAGTACCAGTTGTATTTTGTATAGTGCCCGCTTTAATCGGGCCCGAAAAAGTTGTTGTACCCATTTGTCTTACTCCTTATGGTTTCTGTCTGCTTTCACAGTCATTTGGGTTAAAAGGGGGCACCTTTAACAGTGCCCCTCTTATTTTTAGCTAGGGTTTGCACCCCAAACGCCACGCCAGTCAGACCAGCCGAAAGAATATCTTTCTCTGGACTTGTAGCGAACGTTTCCAGTTTCGAAGTCACCTTCCATAGAAGTTGAAATTGGAGTTCTGCTAAAGTACTTCATCGCGTTTGGCGAATCAGTTCTTAGGAACCAATTGTTTGTATCACTGAATCTGTGATTTACAAAGTATCCTTCAGGAACCATGCCCTTAGATACAATTGCATTCACATCGTTATCAGCAGTACCAACTCTGTATGGTGATGCCATTAGTCTTTCTGCCACAAATACTAATTGTCTTGGAATGTGCAATGATTTAGCTTGAAGAGCCACTGGAATGTCTCTGTCATCGGTAAATCCTGCAACTCCAATTAGTGCAGTTTCCAAAGAAGTTTCGGAAAGTTCTGCTTGTGTTGTGAAAGTGTTAACGCCTGAAGAACCACTTTGAAGTGGATGAGCTGTAGTACAAAGTACCACACCATCTCCGCCTACATAACTAGAGTTGAATGCTCTGTTATAGACGGCAGCGCCTTTTGTTTGTCTAGCAGCAGCCATTGATCTGGCTAGTGCTTTAGTTAATCTGGTAGATAGCTTGTCATACAAGTTGTCTTCCATTGCTTCCTCAGTAATTGAGAATGCCATAGCGACAGTTTCGTTTGTATATCTTGCTACCCAACCTTCACCAGTATCTTCATATGATATAGGTGCGCCTTCAAATTTTACAGAAGCTTCTCCAAAACCTGGAAATAATACTTCTTCTTCGAAAGCTCTATTAGATTTTTCCTCCTCGAACAGCACCGCTGCTTCATTTTCATACCTGTTATATTCAGTTCCGAAAATTGCATGCAAACCAGGTACCAGTTCTTTAAGAAGTTGTGCTCTTGATATAGCCATAATTCAATTCCTCTCTAAGTTAGACCCGTATTACCTGCGGCATTGCCCCATAGGTGAGTATTAATCTTTACTAGAATGTCCATAGCAGTTCCAGCAGAAGTATACGACCCATCAGTTGCTTCCGCACTACCAAGAAATTGTAGTGGGAAACCTTGAGTTGTATTTTCCGTGCTAGAATCTGCTACTAAACCACTCTTGAAAGTAGTAGTCGACCCTGAGGGAGATGCAACAATTTGTAAATTATTACCAACCATAGCAGCTGTTAAAGCGGTTGTATCTTGATCTGATTGTATTTTAAAAATACAATACGGGTTGTCATAGACATAAGCCTTAAATTGTGCTTTAGCAACTGTGCTAGTAGCAATAGAACGTACAAATTTAACATCACCTGAGGAGTTATCTTGATATTCTGCTCCGTAAAAAGCACCGATTACAGTTCCTGTAGTTGCACTACCCATGTCAGTGACCAATAGGCCATTAGTGAGTGTACACAAATCACCTTCAAAATAAGCTGAAGGCGCAGTAGCTGCAATGCGATATCCGTTTCCGTCACAGAAGTTATTAGCTCTAATAGATCCACCGTCACCATTTTTGACTGGTGCTAATCCATATCCTGCCATAATAATCTCCTTNTTGCAAGTTTGTTAATTANACCAAAATATTATAGAGCTGATTAAAAATCTACTCTTCAAANTTTGGNGATCCTCGTCCGCTTCCTTT